GCCCGGTTTCTTATTAATTTAAATTAAATTTATATTATTAAGTATTATTGTTTCTTTTTAATGAACAGTGAAACTAACTGTTTGGGAGTGGTATCATATTTATCCATCTAGCACCTTGAAAGCGAAAAAAGGAGAAATCTTCAGCTGCTGAAGAAACCACCATGATCTCGCCTGGTGCCTCATTGGCATGAAATCGCACATCTGCACCACCAAGTAGACGTGGCAATCCATTTGGAAATGGCTGCAAGGAGGACAGAGTGAATAAATCATCATTATAATATGGTAATTCAAACTCCACTCCTTGGTTGTCACTATCATAAAATACAGTACCATTATTATTACAATGTGGAACTGTAAATACGAATTGCTGCTCAGCTGTGATTGTGTTGGAACTTGGATTCCTGTTAACAATAGTTGGATTGTCTACTTTATTGGAGTAGACCAACCGATGACGATAACCACCACGCATGAAAAGATAGCTAAACCTCAAGTAGTTGAACAAGTTGAACCCACTGGTATTGACTTGAGAGCCGGGTAAGGCTACTAACCCATCAGTCGCACCTCCTCTGAAACCGAAAACTGAGGGATAGAGAGGAACATAAAATGAATTAGTGGTCTCACCTAAGAAGTAAGCGGTTTCATGGTCACGTTTCAACATTGTTCTGAATGAGCTGATTCTTTCACCGAAGTGATACAAGTATGCATTATCATTAGATGGTTTGACCTTATTAATAAGATACTTTTCGCACTTCTGACGTGTATTTGGACCTTCCTTTACTTGTTGACCAAAATCTCCTGAGTCTACTATCAAAGATTGGGAGACTACTTCGGCAGATTCAAGATCTATAAGAGAACTACGCGTATCAAACACGTTGTAATCACTAAATCGAGACCTTAAGTCAAGAGGACCAGCAAACTCAATATCATCTGATCTGACATACACATTGATTTCACATGATGTAGTTTTGTTGGGATCTACGAAATCTGTGTATGGACGAAGATACAGGAAGCCTGGTATGCGATTTTGTGGTGCACAATTCTGGATAATGTCAGAAACGAAAGTTTCAGAGGTGGTAGTCAGGTCTAAGCGGTGGAAAGAACTAAAAATAGGACTCTCATTGTTTCCACTAGTCTTGCAAAACATTCTGTCATTGACAAAACCAACTTCAATCTCTACATCACGCGTTTCAGCGATATCAACAAGAACCATGTACTGTTGATTGAGCTCCGTCCTTGAACTTAAAATAGCTTTGGCACTGTGGCAATTTGGTTCATAAATGATGAGAAACTTACCTCTGGCAAAAACTGAACATACAATCTCAAACCGGTAGGTAATCGTGCCTCGCCAATACGTAAAAGGTTCAGCACACATTGCCATTGGTGTCATAGCTTTAGTTCTTCTAGCTCCAGTAGTGTGCCCAGGTTGAACCGGGATGACAGCGATGTTCGTCATCAACGGAACACTAGTGTCATCGTAAACCCGAGTGCCGATATAAGCCTCACGAGAACATAAGAAAGCAATAGAAAGTGGATCAATTTTCGGTTCTCCTCCAAGTGGTTCAATTGTCAGTTCTTGCTTTGGGTCAACTGAAAGTTTAAAGGCTGTATCAGAAGTATCTGTAACAGCACCATTGTTAAACAACAGTTGTTTATAGAATCGCGGGGGATCGAGCTGTGCGGGACGAGAGAAACCAAAGAAATTGAGCACCTTTGCACCAACAGCAGCAGCCATCGATGTAGCTTTTGCAGCAACCCCAATGTAAGGAACACCAACTAACTTTGCAGAAATGTTGGCAACAGCAGAAGCAATTTGTGTGGCTGGACCTGAGCTTTGATACTCATCAGAAACACTTTGCTTAACTGCACTGGCTGCCATACCGACTACAACATTAGACGTGACATTCTCTCGAACTTCATCAAATGTGGACTGCGACACAAGGTAGCAATCTTTGAATGATGATTGTGATGTAATCACATAAGGGGTAGCAGTAAGAGGACCAAGTTCAACATCCATCATTCTGGCGAAAACCTGAATAATGACATTGTCTGGCACTGGAGCAGAGTCCTTGAAGTTGATTGGTGCTATGAAAATTTCCGACAACCCATCGAAGTCAGTATACGGCAGATCGTCTACAACGATACGTGCGGGTCTGACATCTAAGCGAGCTGTGGTTTTTGGTAACAGCATAGGTATCTTTAAAGATATCTCAGTATCCTGTCCTAGCTTAATATAAGCTACTTCTGGAGACTGAGAGATATAAGATATCAAGGCTGTATTCAACTCTCCAGCAACAGCACCATTATCTTGAATGTGAAGCAAAACTGGATTCTGCAACGGATAGGGTTGATGGCTTAGAACTATGGTTCCATAATGGTAAGCAGAGGAAGTCACAACAAAGGTGACCTCCAAATTACCACGAAGGAAAGCATAGTTTCTAAGCTTAGACCTCACCGCTGGAGCGAGTGACCATTCTAAAAAGGGATTGATTTTATCAACAACTTTCTCTTCAACTACAAATTCTCC